CCATGGCGTCCAGGTCGACCGGACCGTCAGGCAGGTCCAGCTCCGCCGGGCGCTTCGCCGGGGCCTGCTTCTTCGGGGTGTGCTTGCGGGCTCGGGTGCTCGTCGCCATTTTTAAAATCCTCCCTGTCGCATGGGTTGGGTGTCAGGACGGGGTCAGACGGTCTTCTCGTCGGAGACCCGGATGGGCGCGATGGCGCTGGTCACGTAGTGCGCGCTGAACTGCACCGTGTAGACCGTCTGCTTGTCCTTCTGGTACGCGAAGGAGACCTTGTCGGTGGACAGGGCCTTGCGGACGACGATCCGACGACGCTTGGAGTTCGGGGCGTACCCGTCGACCAGGGCCATGCAGTAGTCCGGCTGGGTGGCCGAGGTGGCGTACGCGGGCTCGTAGGAGTCCACGCTGGCCGTCTCGGTGACGGTGCCACCGTTCAACGCCAGCTTGAAGTTGTCGAGCGTGGGCTCCGCCATGTTCGTCTCGACCTGGATCTCACGCGAGGTGAGCCGACGGCCGGGGACGTCCACGATCTGGTCGACCTCCAGCGCGGTGTACTTCTGGTCGACGATCAGGTTGACACCGTCCTGGGTACCACCGGCGGAGACCCAGGGGTCGGCCGGGGCGGTGGCGATGGCGGTGTCCAGCGGCTCCGTGGATCCGAGCGGGGCCGTGTAGAGGTCCGCCGGGCCCATGATGAGGTTGGTCGTGGTGACCGGCATGGTCAGCCCTCCTTCTTCTCGGTGGCCTTCGCCTGGGAGGGCTCGGCCTTCTTCTCCGGGTCCTCGGCCAGAAGGCCCTGGCGGCGGAGGTCGAGCAGCTCGCCCTCGGTCACCTCGACCTCCTCGTCCGGACGGAACGTGGTACGAACCTTCATCGAAGGTCCCTCCTCTCAAGAGGCCAGCTCAGATGAGACAGGCCGGGGTGATCCTGGAGACGCAGGGTCTCCTCGGGCTTCACGAACGACGGCAGGGGGATGACACGGACCCCCGTCAGGAACGCTTCCGCTTCGGCCCTGTCGCCGTGCACAAGCACCCGCCCCTGGTACGTGAGCAGTTCGCCGCTGATGTCCCCCACGAGGGCGTACGGGCGGCTCACGGAACGATCCAGGAGAAGGCGAGATCGAAGTTGAACCTCGCATAGCCGCCGTCGTCCGAGTAGACCCGGCGGGGTTCCGTGGCCGGGTAGACCGTCAGGCACCGGGCCTCGGGGTAGGTCCCCGGAAGGACCAGGTCCCTCTGGACGGTGGCGTGGTCGTACGTGGCCGACCGGATCAGCTCGGCCAAGTAGTTGGCCCGGCCCCAGGGGGCCTTGTCCGAACCCGGCTTGACGGCCCAGCAGTCGACGGCGACCACGGGCTGGGCCACGGGCAGGTAGAGGTTCGGGGTGCCCCCGACGGTCATCACCTGCACGAAGCCGCTGTCCGCCCATTTGGTGACGTCCTTGGGCAGCGTGGGGCCGACCATGGAGGCCTCCAGGCCGGGAATCGAGGCGATCCAGGCGGAGGCCACCAGGTCGGTGGTGGGGAAGAGCGCGGGCGTGGTCATCAGCTCACCGTCCTCTGCTGGTACAGGGACGGCTTCAGGTACGGCTGAGGGCTCTGATCAGCCGTACCCAGCTCCACGTCCTCGGCGTAGTCGATGTCCCGAGAGCCGACCCGGGCCTCCATCTCGGAGACCTCGGAGATCAGGGAGTCGCGCAGCGCACCGGTACGGACGGGGACTTCGTCCCTCGCGTCGGAGAGGACCATGTCCGCAACCTTGCGGAGCATGTCCTGGATCTCGGGCTCCAGCTTCTGCTGCCAGCCCGCGTCCATCCGGATCTCAGCCCGTGCTTCGTCTGCCACTGCGCCACCTCCCTCTCCGGGGATAGCTGTTGCGGCTGAGCGTCGGTCCGGTCTCCCCGGGCCTAGTTGACGAGCCGCAAGTCCAAGCGGGTGTCCGGTGTGTAGACCGGACTTCCCATACGTATGACGTTGTCAATCATGTAGATCGTACCGGTCAACTCGTCCTTGACGCGATCCCCATCGACAACATCGACCTCAGAGCCGATCCGAGCGGTGAGCTTGCGCACCACGCGAGGAGCCGGGTCTTCCGCCGTCGACACCGTGGAGGCGGTCTCGATGATGGAGATAGGTACGTTCATATATACGGGATTGTCGGAGTCGACCTCATCCCCGTATTCGTCCGTGGTGGACCCGCGCAGGATCGAGCAGGTCGTCGTGGCCAGTGCGTACATCGGTCACCGTCCCATCGGAGTCCAGTTGTGGAAGGCGTCGTTCGCCTCCGCCGACGGGTTGGCGGACAGGGGAGTGGCCCCGTCCACGAAGGCGCTCCGGACGTGCAGGGAGCGGGACTTCAGCCAGGAGACCTTCTTGAGCGCCTGGCGGGCCATGGGGGCCAGCAGGGCGGCGTTCTCCCGGAGGGTGATCGTGTTGCCGTCCTGGGTCAGCCCGGAGAAGTCCATGCGGCCGAACAGGTCCGGCTGCCGGGGGATCCAGGCCGCCTGGTAGGACATGGCGAGCTTGAGCCAGTGCCGGTCACGGGAGTTGACCCGCGAGGACGTGGTGTACGGGCAGCCCGAGAACATGTCGATGACGCCCTGGGCCTTGGTCAGCGTGTCATCGGTCACCGTGGCTCCGGTGAGGCTGAACACGTCATCGGCCGTGGCCCAGTTGGAGGCAACCGTGGACATGGTCACGGCCTCGGAGGCGAGGATGCCCGCGCCGTTGGGGTCGGTCCCGCTCCAGACCACGGTGTAGACGCCCACACTCAGGCTCACCGAGGAGGCCCAGGAGTACCGGAAGTGGCCGATGCCCATGGCCTGGATGCCGGTCGTGATGGGTCCCAGGATGGTCGTCATGCCGTTCGGGGCCAGGATGGTGAGAGAGATGTCGGAGACGTCGACCGGGATGGTCCCGCCAGCCTCGTAGAAGAGCGCCTCCAGGACGATCGTGTCGCCGGGCACGTTACTCATCCCGCGCCTCCTCTCTGGCCCGCACAGGGCCGCTCAAGACCTTCAGCATGTCAGGCCATCCGGGTCATCTTGAGGTGCGAGTTCGCACGCACGATGGTCGCGTTGGTGTCCGAGGCGTTCTGTGCCCAGCGGAACTGCACGTTTCCCGCCGTGGACGAGGTCACCACCGTGGCCCAGATCTGGAAGCCGACTTGCGTGGTACCTCCCGGGGCTGAATAGACGTCCACGGTGTTGTTCAGGCCAGAGGAGCCCGTCTGGTCCACCCACCTCAGCACGGTGCCGGAGGGGACGGCCCAGTCGAACTTGATATCCCCGGTGGTCCCTCCCGAGAAGATGCACATCAGGAACAGGTCGTAGGTCGCGTTCGCCACCACCGGCAGCAGAAGCTGCGCGTCGTTCTGCAAGGTGGTGGACGAGGTGACCGACTCGTCGGACGTCTTGCGGACGAACATGGTCTTGCCCACGCCGCTAACGGTCAGGTTGCCGCTCACGGTGAGGTTGCTGGAGACCGTGCCGCCCGTCAGGGGCAGGAACTTTCCGTCGGCATACGCCCGGTCCCCGTGGGGGTCGGCAGCCGCGACGTGCGAACTGATGGCGCTCGCCGGGGCGTTGCCCGCTGCCACGTCCCCGGAGCCAGTCCCCACGTTGAGCAGAGCGGCCCCGCCCAGGCCCAGGTTGGTCCGAGCGGTGCTCACGCTGTTCAGGTCCGAGAGGTTGTTGGCCTTCTGTGCCGCCCCGGTGATCCGAGCGTCGTCACCGGCCGCCACGGTGCCGAGAGCAGTTCCGACGCTCTTGGTCGCCGCGTCTCCGAGCCCCAGGTTCGTACGGGCAGTGGAGGCGCTGGCCAGATCCGAGAGATTCGAGGAAACCGCGAGGCCCCCGATGCTGGCCGCCGTCAGGGTCACCACACCCTGACTTCCGTTGACAGAGGTGACACCGGCATGCACATGGTTGCCTCGGGCTGCCGTGTTGGCGTTACCGATGCTTCCGGTCTCCGCAACGGGTTGGATGCCGAACGTGGCGTAGGTCTGCCTGGTCCCGTCGATTTTGCCGTTGGAGTCCAGCCCCGCGACACCGTTCGCCGCGTTGATCTGGCTGTTGTCGACAGCGCCGATCTCCGAGGCCGTCAGAGAGACATCTCCGGTCTCCCCGTTGACGCTCGTGACCGGGAAGGTGATGCCCGAGACCTGGGCATCGGTGTAGGCGCGGTCTCCGTGGGGGTCCAGAGCCTCCGTGTGGGCCGTCACGGCGCTCGCAGCGGCCCCGGCGGGCTCGGCTCCCACGTCGGTCGCAGAGAGGCTCACAGCGCCCGTCTCGCCGTTCACGGAGGAGACCGGGAAGGAGACCCCGGCTATGGCCTCGGAGACCTTGGTGTCCGTGTACGCCCGGTCCCCATGAGGGTCGACCGCCGCCGCGTGGGTGGAGACCGCAGACGCCGCAGTGCCCGCAGGGTCCGCCCCGACATCCGCAGCGTCCAGAACGACCTCGCCGGTCTGCTCGTTGACCGAGGAGACCGCAGAGGAGATTCCGGCCACCAGGGAGTCCGCGTAGGCCCTGTCCCCGTGAGGGTCGGCAGCACTGGTGTGGGCCACCATGGTGGCGTTGGCGGATCCCTCGGGGTCCGCGCCCACATCGGCAGCGCTCAGGGAGACCACGCCCGTCTGACCGTTCACCGAGTCCACGCCGGTCTCGATGGGCGGCAGGACCTCAGCGGGGATCTTGCCGGTCTCGTCCAGCGGTACGTAGGTGTCGATCAGGGAGACGTCTCCGGTCTGCCCGTCGACCGAGGTGACCGTGAAGGCGAACTCGTCGGCGGGGACCACCGGAACGACCGTGACCAGGTTGATGCCCGGCTCCGGTGTGTCCTGGGGAACCGCGATCTCGAAGGTGCGTCCCGAACCCCTGTTGAAGGACTCGGTGACCGTCCAGGTGAAGTTCTCCGGCATCAGGTCCGGGTCGTCCGTGGCCGGGATCATCATCTCGAAGTAGCCGGTCGAGTCCAGGGTGGCGACCAACGGGGCGGCGAAGATGATGACGTCCGCCGCCTCGTCGACCAGGTAGGCCTGGCTGGCCGTGAAGGTCACCGTGCCGGTCATGGGCAGACCGGCCATGTCGATGTACCGGCCGTACACCTGAACCTGGGAGAAGTTCCCGGGGAGCCCGGCGATGTAGTCCGCGAGCATCACGACAGCCGACGCCGTCGCGCCGTCCTCGTTCGGGGACGAGGTGTATCCCACAGCAGCCATTGCCGGGCCTCCCTTGCTACTTGCTGGTGTCCGGCTCGGGCTGCTCGGCCAGAGCATCCCGGGTCGGGCAGTCGCCGGTCATCTCGTTGTGGCTGACCGTCATGGTCGTGGCGGCCTCGGAGTCGATGACGGCCGGGATGACCTCGACGGAGTACGTGAGGATCGTGGAGACGCCGTCCCCGTGGTCCTCGGCACCGTCGAACTGGACCTCGCCCTTGGCGTGCAGTCCGCGCTGGGTGGACTCCTCCAGGGTGCGGAGCTTGTGCCCCACATGGGTCTCGTCCTGCTGGAGCCACTCCTGAGAGTCGCCGACCACCTTGACGACGAACTGCTTCACGAAGCGCATACCGGCGTCCGAGGCGTCGGCGGTGCGCTCGGACACCTCGACCTCGGGGGCTCCCCGCAGGGCCGGGTGCTGCTGAGCCGCGTCGGAGCGCTGCTGGGCGGTGTCACCGCGCTCGGGGGTGACCTCCAGGGGAGGCATGTCCTCGACCTTGTTCTCGGGCTGGTGGCCCACACCGCGCAGGTCGACCTCGGAGACGTCCTTGTGCCCGTCTCCGGACTGCTGGGTCTCCACGGCCTCCACGGGGACCTGGACGGTCTCCTGGGCCTCCTGCGGGGCCTGAGTGGCCTTCGCCTCGGTCTTCTTCCTCGGGGTCATTCTGAGTTCCTCTCGTAGCACTCGTAGCACTAAGGGGCAGGAGAGTCGTCTCTCCTGCCCCTCTGCGAGACGCTTGCGGGCCTGGGCTACCTACCGGTTACGGCAGGACCTCCAGCACCGCAGCGGCACCCGGGTGACCGACGGCGAAGGCGCGACGGGCACGCATCTTCAGGATCGACTCGTCGGTCAGGGCCGCGAGGCCGGAGCGACCGTCGATGAAGACCGACTCCGGACCGGAGCGCACGCCCAGCAGCATGAGCTGGGTGTTGACCACGAAGAGCAGCGGGTTGCCGGTCGGGGCCGAGGTGTTGACCGCCGAGGTCTTCGCGCCGAGGCTCCACTTGACCGGGTAGCCGAAGAGGCTGTCCGGGGTGCCCGCGAGGCCCTGGATGAAGATCGGGCGGTTCTGGGAGTCCAGGATGCCCCGGAAGGACGACTTGAACGAGGGGTGGGCGATGACGGCGAGGTTGGCCTCGTCGAAGTAGTCGCCGGTCTCGATCGCGCCCACGACCTGGGAGAGCTGCGCGTAGGTCGCAGCGGCACCGGTACCGGCGGTCGCCACGTAGTTGTCGTCGGCCGTGTAGCCGGTCGCGGCGTCGGTGGTGCGCAGGGCCTTGTAGACCGAGGTGAACGGGACCGTGGTGCCGTTCTGCGCAGCGGTGACACCCAGGCAGGCGTTGTCGAGCGCCTTGGCGTAGGAGGTGGCCCAGTCCTTCTGCTTGGTGGCCACGACGTCCGCGAGCGAGTCGTCGATGTCCTCTTCGGCGAGGCGGTCGGCGGAGCCGAACTTGTACGCGGAGAGGATGACCGAGTCGTTGGCCGACTGGTCCTCGCTGTAGGCGGAGCCCTTGGGGACGACCGCGACACCCATACCGGCCGAACGCGGCACGGACTTGGTGGCGGTGCCCATCGGGACCTTGCGGAAGAGGGCCTCGGCGGCGCTCATCTGGTTGACGCGCTGGACGACCTGGGAGTCGTACTCCTCGGGGATCCACGCTTCCATGGTGTTACGTGCCACGGGTTGCCTCCTCGTTGGCGAGATGCGGACTTGCGACTACTCCTCGCTGGTCCTCGCGGGCCTGGAGGTCAACTTCTCCCTCACGGGACCCGGGTCTCGCCGCCTCACGGGGCTTGACAACCAGCTCTATTGTGCGTAGCGGGCCGGGTGTTGTCCACCCAACCCGCCACTCGTATGACTGTATGTATGTGAGGCGTCAGCCCCCGAGGGCCTGCTGGGCGATGCGCTCGGCCGACGTCAGCTTCCGGTCCCCGCTGGTGGAGCGCTTCTCCGCCCCGTTGACCCGACCGGCCCGCGTCCGCTTCTGGAAGAGGTCCGGGTAGTCGGCCTTGAGGGCCTTGATCTGGTCCTCCAGCCCGTCCACGTCGCCCTCGTCGTCGATGTCCAGCTCGTCCATGTCGAGCAGCTTGATGAGGCGGTCCGGCTTCCCGATGAGCCCGGCCTCGGCCAGAGCGGCCTTGGCAGCGGTCCGGACGATGAGCGGCTTGTAGCGGGACTCCACCTCGGTCTTGGCCGCCTCGACGGCCTTCTCGACGTCGGTCTCCGCCTTGGCCCCGGTCTGCTTCGCGGCCAGCCGGTGCTTCTTCGCCTCGGCGTTGGCCTTCTTCAGCTTGGCCTGGTGGGCTTCCCACTCCTCGCGACTGGGCGGGGTCCACGAGTCGTCCTCGTCGCCCTCACCCTCCTCGTCGTCCTCCGACTCATCGTCCTCGTCCTCGTGGCCCTCGTCGTCGGCCCCGCTGTCGTTCAGCGGACCGGCACCACCGGCGATGGGGAAGATGGGGCGGCCGTCCGCCCGGTAGCCCAGAACCGCCCACGGGGGCTGGGAGATGGGGGCGTTGCCGTCCTCGTGCTGCTGCATGTACTGCCTCCTCGCGGAGCCGACGTCCCTCACGGGACCTATGTATGTACGTATGGATAGTACGGGATCTTCAGGCGCTGACGGGAGCCCCCTGCGGGTCTTCCACGTCCTCGTCCAACTCCGGGACCTCCGGGTCGGTCACGGACTCCTCCTCGGGCTCCTCCGGCTCGGGGACCAGCTCCTGGCCGAAGAGGCCCTGGAGCATCTCCGTGATGACCTTCTGGGCCTGCTCCGAGGTGACGATCCCGGCGGTGACCGCCTCGCCCAGGGTCTTGGCCGCGTTGGCCGCCTGGGTCAGCAGGGACATCCGGCCCACCACGTCGTCCTCGTCGGGCAGCCACTCAGCCACCTGGTCGGCGGTGTAGCCCGCCTCCTGGAGCGCGTGCTTGAGGGGCACGCCCGCGTCCACCTTGGCCTTGATGGTCTGCCAGCCCGCGAGGTCGTCGATGCGGGTCGGGGACGCCCACTGCACCTGGACCTGCGCACCCTCGAAGCCCGCGATCAGGAGGGCGAACTCCATCGACTCCCGCCAGGCGGCTCCGAAGGAGAGCTGGCGGTTGCGGACCTTCTTGGTGAAGGAGAGGTCCATCTCCTGCCGGGACTGCCCGGAGATCGGGTTGCCGGTGGAGTCGAAGAAGTGGAAGGGCGTGGTGGTCACCTGGGCCATCGCCTTGACGTACCGGTCCATCGGGTCGGTGAAGACCTTCGGGTCGGCCACGGCGAACTGTCCGGCGCTCTTGACGTTCTTCAGCCACCACACGTCCGCCGGGTCCGAGCCCAGGGAGGACTGCTCGCTGTCCCGGCCGCTCGTGGTCCTGGGGCGGTCCATCGGGTCGTCCCCGAAGTCACCGGTGCCGTCCACCGGGAAGTCGAACGGCACTCCGTCGGAGATCTCGTCCGAGTCGGTGTCCCCGTCGGCCAGCAGGTAGCGCTGCGGGAAGCCCTGGTAGTCGATGGTCGAGCAGTGGGTGATGACGAGCTTGTTGATGACGTCCTGGGGCCCGTACGCCTGCTTGTGCTCGGGCGTGCCGTAGGGGCGGTCGGTCCGGAAGTGGAAGACCGGCAGCTTCCCGTAGGGGTTCGGCAGGGGCCAGGCCGGGTCGTCCTCGTCCAGGTACTCGATCCAGTCGGCCTCCTTGTCGCCCTTCAGCTTGGGCTCGCGGGTGACCCACTTCTCGATCCGGTCCCGGTAGTAGAGGTTCGCCCGGAAGACGTCGTCCTCATGCCAGTGCTTGATGGCGAAGAGCTTGCGCCGGGGGTTCTCCGGGTCGTAGATGATCCGGGTGGTCTTGGGCGAGTTGTAGAAGATGTCGACGTCGATGTCCCCGTCGCCGTCATCGTCCGGGCTCGGCCAGATGATGAGGTAGGCGTCACCGAACTCCTCAGCCCTGCGGTGGACGTTCGGGGCCTCCAGGTCGAGCTGGTTGTCCGCCCAGAGTTCCTGGAGTGCCAGGTTCGCCTGCTTGTCCGTGGACGTGATGGCATTCAGCTCCAGCCGGTCCACCACGGCGTCCACCGGGATCCTGGCGAAGTTGAACTTGAAGCTCGTCCCGGTCTTGGCCAGGGCCCGGCGCAGACGGACAGACGCGAAGACCTCCGGAGCACTGCCCTCGTAGTAGCGCTCGGCGGTCTCGTACTCGGGTCGGGCCTTGTCCAGCTCCCTCAGACCCAGCATCAGGTCGCTCATGTGACCTCCTTGAATCTCCGTGATCGTCCCATGTCACCCTGCCCAGTTGACAGTGGTGGCAGATGCCTTCGGCTTCTTCTCCGGGCTCAGGAAGTAGTTCACTCCCGTCACCACGGCGTCCACGACGTCGTCATGGGCGACCCGGGGGAAGGAGACCATCTGGGCCTCCAGGGCCGGGAGGGGCCTCGCGTGGAGCACTCGACCCCGTTGGTAGTGGTTCAGCGCCTGCCCGGCCCGGACTTCCTTCTTGGCCCGCTGGGCCACTGAGGATCTCACGCCAGATCTCCGGGCCGCCCTGGTTGGTCTCCACGAGGACCATGCCGATGTCCTGGTGGGCCTCCAGGAGCCCCAGGATGCGCTGTGTGAGGGCCGCGCCGGTCAGCTTGACCTCCAGGGCCTCCTGGACCACACAGCGCCTCTGTGCGTGGTTGTAGCCCACGACGGCCAGGCCGGTGAAGTCGCTCGTGGTCTTGGTCGTCATCGTGGGGTCCACCGAGAGGATCGTGTGCGTGCACGGCATCTCGCCGTACCGGATGTCGTCGGTGGTCCAGTAGCCCCCGTCGTTGCCCAGCGGGTCGCACAGGAAGTTCTTGGCGTACGACCTCGTGTGCCGGATGGACAGCAGGTACTCCAGGGACCACTTGGCGGGCCAGATGCTCCGCTCGGTCCCGTCGTCCCTCGTGAGGATCGGCTGGTAGTGGTGGACCCGGATGTTCTCCTCGGTGATCCAGGGGGCCGTCTCGCGTCCTGCGGCGTGCTTCACGAGCTGGTGGACGATCGAGCCGGGCATCGTGACCGTGCCGACCATCACCACCCGGGCGTAGACGTTCAGGGGCAGGATGACGTCCTGGAAGGTCTTCAGGCGGCCCTCGGCCCGGTAGGCGCTGTAGGAGTCCTCGCCGGGCTCGATGTCGTCCAGGATCAGGCAGTCGGGCCGCTGCTCCTTCACCTTCATGCCGAGGGCTCC